CTCTCATCACAACCAAAAAAGTCTGCTATCTCTATGTTAGTACACCCATAAGAAGCTAATTTTTCTAGTTCTACTGTATCTATGTTATATTTAATTGGTCTTGCCATTAATGAATTGTTTGATCTTGATGTAAAACTTCTAAGTCTTGAACCTTATGATGTTTTAAAAGATATTCGTTTGCTTCCTCTTCAGTTTCAAATCCAGATACTTGAATAACAGCAGAATAGCCACCATAAACATCTGGTATTGTAATGAATAGTTTCTTTAAATCTTCTTCCATTCATTATTTATACGCTAATACTTAATCTTTCTAAATGATTTTTTTCTAACAAACCATCATTATAGGCTTTTCTAATGTCTTGGTCTGTATCATTCATTGTTCTTATACCCTTTTTCCATAGTGGTAAATTAGAATAAGGGTTACGATTATCTATTTTAAACTCCTCTTTTTTTTCTGGTAATAATTCCTCCGTCCAACCCTCTGCATTTAGCCAAGAACTAAAGTGTGGTAAAAACGTGACATCTTCCAAGCTATTTGCCTTCGCATTAAACTTTTCTATGAGAATGTTGGGTTCTATTTTTCCGTGTAGTTTGTTGTATGCTTTTAGACCTTTTGCTTTTGTTCCACGTTTTATTTTAAGTTTATTCCATATCTCCTCAAAAGCATCATTAATTATTTTATTATTACTATGACTATGACTATAACTGCTTTGCGTTCGCATATGCGTTTGTGGTGCGTTCGCATTAGACCATCTTTTATCTGCGGCTTCTTTAGCCTTACCAGATTTCTCAATAACCCATTCAAATTCTTCCTTTTGGGCTTTGGAGAAGTATCCGTTTTCATCTTCTTTAAAGTACGTTTCTAGTATGTAGTTTATATCCTCCTCGTTGGCGTTTTGAACTATGCGTTTTATTCTGGATATATCTTTAGGTAAATATGCTTCATTCTTCCATGCGTAGCATAATAATCTAAAGTAAATACCTATTTCTTCGTTTGTAAGGTTTACTGTGTCAGCGATAAAATTATCGGTGCTAATTCCCATCTTCCATATTTTTGTCATTTTTTTCTCCAATTTTTTTTTTAATTAATTCATCATAATATTTATTTGTCTTATCTGTGCTAGTTTTTAAAACAATGTGATTAAAACAGCGAATACAAGCGTACTTAAACATATTATTTTTATTGTATGCACCAGCCTTATCTCCATTTACTTTGTAAGCAACAACAGAATTAAGACCTATCATATTAGTTAATAAATATTTTCTGTTGCAATAATAACAACAATCAAATCCCCCAAATTTCATGTCTTTGCTCCAATAGTTCCGCACTATTCCAAGTCCAATCATCTAATTTAGGCACTATTAAATGCTTCATATCATCTGGTTCATTACACGCATTAAAGATATTAGCACAACTCATTAGGTGCATTTCTATCTCTTTTAAATACTTAGCGTTAGGTACAAAATCAACAAATTCACAAACTCTAGGACTTTTTTTAGTTTGCTCTTTACCAGTAGAAATTAAAAGTTTTATTTCAACAGGTTTATCAAATTTTTCTTTCATTGCCTTGCCATAAATAGCCATTTGAAGCATATCATCATGTGTAGGCATAAACTTGGCTTTTGTTTTAAGATCAATAATTAATATTTTGCTTTCAGACTCAAAAACAAAATCAGTAAACCCATAAAAAGGTATTTCTAAAATGTTTGTATCAATACGACCTTGAAAAGATAAAAAATTATCTTTGAGTGGTAATAGTTTTTCAAAACATTGTTCAACCATAGGTGCAATCATATTATATTGCTTTTCATCTTCTTCTTCTAATAAAGCTGTAGCTGATTTGTAGTAAGTAATGGCTTTTTCAAAACATTCTTCAACAGTAGCGTTATCAGTAAACAAATGTTTTAAACCAAATTCAACTGCTGTACCTCGTTCCATTGCGTGATTTGAAGTTGTAGGATAGCCATAAATGTATCGCAATACAAATTGTGCTGGGTTATTCTTCCAAGTCTTTATCTTACTTGCAGAAAATGGAAGCATATCTTTTTCTAAATTAAACTTTGTAAATATATCTGGGTTAATCATACCAATAATACTCCTTGTCTTTTATCTAATGGTTTCCAATTATAATAATAAAGTTTAGCTGGTTCTCCTGTAAACTTATCTGTAACAATCGTAGTTTTAATTGGATTGTCTAATTGATTAAAAGCAACAATCATTTTTTCACTTTTATATTTAATCTGTAAATCTTTTTTCTGAAAACTAGCCTTGTTTACATAGCGTTCATGTACTGGTGCTAAATTACCGAATAGTGTTGTTATCTTCTTTGTTATCATTTTTTTCTCCTAAATATTTATTCATTATATAATTTAAAATCTTGGCTGAACTAAGTCCAGCAATACCGACTTCTTGCTCTACTTTTTGTTTTGTTTTGGCATATGACACCTTATCTAATTCAAGTATGAATCGTTGCGGCACATAACCTCTAACTGGTTTTGGCATTTTTCATTCTCCTTTGTACTATTTCTTTTAGTTTATCTTTTTGTTTATTAATTACAGAACTGTCAGAATGACACGATCTGCATAAAGGAATGAGATTATCAATTCTATCTCGTAGTTTTGACCCTCCCATTCCTCTACTAATTATATGGTGTACTTCAACCCACACATTTTTAGCACAGTACCAACACAGTTCAGCATAACTATCAGCTTCAGTATAGCCATAGTATTTCATAAACATTCGTAGGTACTTTTTCACTAAATGTCTGGTGATTGATTGAACTCTTCATCTTTGAGTTCTAGTTTTAGATTTAAAGTACCATCTTCATTCTTCCAGATAGCGGCTGAATAAAGTCTTTCTGGGTCTAAAACCATCTTTTCTTTTATTTGTACTTTATTGTTTTGATATAAAGGTTTTGAATCTCCTTCAACCTTGTTATCATTCTTAAACATTTTTATATAAGTTTTCATATATCCATTCCATTATTTTGATTTATTATCTTCGGCTTATCCGAATTTCTAGCAACTAAACCAGCCGCTAAATTAGCATCATCATCACTAGCTAATCCATACAAAGATTGTAAACCATAACGCTTTGCATAAGTTATAGCTGACCCCATCTTTTGAGGATTATCTTTATCATTCCCATTAATTAAAACAGGAACAGTACATTCTAAAGTTTCTTTATCTTGAATATGAGATACGATTGTCTTAACAAAAATATCTCTATGTAGTTCTTGATATTTAACTTCAGTACCATTTTCTGTTTTTACTCGTTCAAGTATAATATTTTTATACTCAACCGATTGTGAAAATGACAATCCAAATTCAGCACCATGATTTACAGCAGTAATAACGCTTGTTAAATCTGAGTAAGTGCTTTTAAAATATTCGTTACTGGTATTTTTAGTTGCAGTAACATTCATCTCTTGAAACATTGTTAATGCTTCTTTCAATGTCTTAGGGTTTTCCCTTGCGTTCATATTTTTTCTCCTATTTTATTATTGAATAGCCACGACCAGCCATACAATTATTAATGTAATCTTTAGATGTTTCTAGCTTTGGACTCAACCATAAAACTCTCCATCTAAAGTTATTGTAAACAACTCTTCCAGCGTTCACAAAATCGTTTGTATTCGTGTCAACTAATTGCTGACAAGTATATAAATCATCATGGTATCTATCCATTGAACTATCTAAGTTAGCAGAAGATTTACCTCTGCTATCTACTAATGGTTCATAATGAGAGCAACCAGCTAAAGCCATAAACATTAAAATCATAACAACCCAAAAAAATAATTTATACCAATTAAAAGGCTTTTCATGTTTTCTATATGCTCTAACTGGTTGTTTTGTTCTAGCGTCATAACCAATAACATCTCCGTAAGGAATTATTTTAAGATTTCGCATTTTCAAAACTCAGTTTAGGTTTATAAACTACAACAAACTTTGAGAGTCTTGGTTGCTTTTTATAAACTTTTTTTATTTCTCTTTTTTTCATTTCACCTGTAATACCTTTTCTACGTTTATTACTTTGCGTATAATAATATTTTGGGCTTTCAACATTTTTACCAAATGGATAATCACTAATCATATTTTTTCTCCTGTTTTTTTAGTTGTTGTAAAACCTCTTTCATATAAGAAGTTTTATTTAGGTTTTTCCAATGTTTAGATAACTTTCTAAAAGTTGTACTCCATTGGTCATTAGCTTTATCAAAGATAGATAGATGATCTTTTAAATAACTATATTTAATTCTTTCATTAAGATTTTTAGCATAGCTGTTTTGTATTTTATATTGTTTGTGTTCCCCATCAAACTGAGCAACACAATGATAATACTTATTAGATTTTTTTATAAAGAATGGGTACGTCCCACAATCAATTAGTTTATACATTTTTTTCTCCAATATTTTTTAATAGATGGCTTATAACATCAATAGTCCAACCATCTCCCAATAAATCTTGTGCTTGGTTATATGAAACCATATTAGTATAACCAGCTGGAACACATTGGGCTTGTTCCAATTCTTTTCTTGTCAAGAAACGACAAAAACCATCAAACTCTATCAAACCAGAATTAGGACTACGATCTTGTTTTCTTGTTAAACAATTAACTTTTTTAGAATGAGTAACATTATTACAAGTACCTAAACCTTCAAACCCCTTACCTTCATTCCACATTTT